TGTCTAACCAAAATACATAGTCAGCACCTAACTCAATGGCTTTCTTGCCAATGTTGTTTCTGCTTGTGTAGATAAGTGAGCCTATCTCAAAAGTAACAGCACACTCACCTATTTTCTGCATCATTGCTAAGCTCTGTGCAAACTGTGCCGGTACACTATCCATACATGGCACTGCTATTAGGGTTTTCATCTCTTTCTCTCCTTCTATCCTATAAATTAGGCTTCCTTCTTAATCTGTACAAAGTGATCTGGTGCGATTACTGCTAATGCAACATATTCTCTGCCAACCACCTTGACTAAATCTTTTTCTGCCAGTGATAAGTCATCAAACTTGATTGTGATTTCTTCACCAGCTGGGAAGTTTGCTAAAGCACCTTCAGCAAGTGAGCCAACAATGGCATAAGTAACACCAGTTGTAGCTGCTGAGTATGCTGTAAGTGTGTTGTTAAATAATACTGGTAAGCCTTCAAATACATCAATAGGGTATCCAGCTCCATACTGTGCAGTCTTAAATGCACCCCAAGTTGCCTTATTCATAATAATAACTGGGTCAGTTGCCTGGTCACTTAACTTGGCTAAAGCCTGTGCAATAGTATCTACTGCAGGGTTATCCTGGAGCTGTCCTACTGCAACATTAGTGCTTGGAGTGTTTGTTGAAACAGTGCCACAAGCCTTAATCTTTGCAATCAGCTCATCAGCAGCTTTCTTTGCGATCTGATAGGTTAACTCATCATAGATGTAATTTAAGAAGGCTTCACCTCTTAAGTCCATGACTTCATCACTAATTGAGCATTTTGTTAAGTAAGATGCGTTATTTCTTACTGATGTTTTCACATCCTTCTACTTTCATAGAAGAGCAGACTATATCTTCATCCACATAATGTGGAGCACACCACTTTGGAGCACTTGCTCCTACTCCCTTGCAGGATAGTCGTTGAGCCTTCATCTTTTCGATGCTTGGTTGCTGGTTGCCCAATCTCTATTGTTTTCAAACTTTCACATCTTGGCTTATTTCATCCATCTGTTGTAGTCAATAGAGCTCTTAGGGTGTTCCAGTCAGTTCAGTGTGTTTATAGTGAACCTCAAATATTTGTTTGCAAGGTTATGCAAAAGCCTTGCAGGCAATCCACTTTTTGATACTTGCCGGTACCATCTCAACAATACCTAATACCAGCTTTTCTTCAGTTGGAGCAGCTGCACCTTCAGTGTGTACTACAGCACCATCTGCAGAGATTTCAAAGCCAACCTTTAAGTTACCCTTCATGTAGGCTTTGCGTACTCTAGCCATAATGCCTTCTCTTTCCCAAGCATTTTTAACCAGATCATAAACCATAGTAGGTACTGGGACTACACCATTAGTGGCATTTTCACTTAACAGTGCTCTCAGTTCCTTTTCATCACCCTTTAAGTACTCAGCATAAGCGTTGATGTACTCTCTTGAGTTTCTTAATTCTTCTACTGTCATTGTTTTTCTAACCTCTTCTTTCTCGATTGTTTCAACAGTTTCACTGTCTACTACTTCTTCAATCAATGCCTTTCTTGTTTCTGCATCAGCAATGATCTGAGCCTTTCTCTGCTCTAATAATTCAACTTCATTGGTGATTGCATCCAAGTCAGCATTTTCATCATTGAGAAGGTTTGATAATTCTGCTGAGCGTGCTTCAATAGCTTCCATGCTCATCTCATTGATTTCCATTTCCTTACTCTCCCTTCAATGATTTAATACGCAACTCAAGGCTCTTTCTTAATGCTTCTCTCTGTGCCAGTTTCAGTCGCTCCGCTTCTCGCTCTGCGATTACTCCATCCACATAGCTCCTGGCTGAGATGCTTGTAGCATCATTAGCTGGCAAACTAACAGCACTTACATCAAAAAGCCTACCCACATGTGAGATAGTCCTAAGATACTTGATCTGACCATCACTGCTGATGTCTTGCAAGTTGTCACCATCAACAGTAAAGCCAAAGCTCATTTTGTTAGTGTAGCCACCCTTGATTTCCTCATAGAGTTGTTTGCCTAAAGTTGTACCACCTAAGTAAGCATTGATTAGTAAGCCTTTTTCAGCATCCTTATCAAGCACTAAGGTGTTGTTTGATATTCTTGCAAATACTCTGCCTTGATGGTCATACTGCATGATTACATCACTCATATCAGCACCATCAAAAGCATGTCTGTCTACCTGCTCATATACTTCAACTGGGTTATCACCAGGTATGGTGTAAAGCAGGTAAGGCTCATTGTAGGTAGTAGCATAGCCCTCTACTCTGTATGAAGGCTCATCACCCTCAACAATAGTGAGCTGTAAATCTCTATACTCTCTGCCCTTGCTGATTTTCTCTAGTATTTTGTCCATTTTCTTCTCCTACCTTTTCACTCAGTGAGTAGTACTCACCTCTAATTACTGCTACATCACCATCTTCAACTGGTGAGTAGTTAAATAACTCTCTAATTTCATTGATAGTTAAAACACCTCTATCACCTAACTGCTGAGCCATGTTTACCTTTTCAGTTACACTCATGTACTGTAATCTGTTAGCATTTACATAAACATGATTGCCAAAGGCTCTCTCTTTATCTGTGTAAATAGCTCTGCTCATGGCTTCACTTAAAGCAATGGCAAAAGGCTCAATGGCTAGATTGAAAAAGGCATCAAGCTCTGCACTTGTTGCCTTTCCTTGTAATACATTTTCATTTACACCAAAGTAGTCAAATACATTATTCTTTATCAGCTCCATCTGTGGTGTATCTACTGTATAAGCATTACTTTCAATCTGTTTGATATTGGTGTATGTGTTAGGAAATAAAAGTATCCCACCTTCATCTCCTAAGTTGTACTCAGTAAATCTCTTTCTCTCTTCAGCCAGGTCAGCAGGAGATGTGAAGTTGTTAACTTGTGCCATAAATCTGTATGTGGCACTGTTCTTTACTGCTTCTTCTATTGCCTGGTCTTGTATGCTTATCAAGTCCATTGTGCTTGCTAAAGCGTGGTTATTTTCACCAAAAAAGTCTGACCTATACTGATGCTTGCATAAGTAAGCACACCTCTCAAACTCAACTGCACCATACTCATTATTGATAAACTTGTATTGCAACCATAGCTTGCCATTATCATCTTGTTTCAGTGATACATTGTGTGGTAGTACTGGAAAAAAGCCTATTGTTTCATACCATTTATTCTGTACTGGCACAATAAACAAGTTATTGGTGCAATCTAGGATAGTTGAGCATCTTGCTAAAAACTGACTCCAGGTCTGCCACTGGTTAGGGTAGTACTTTATCTTGGTTTTTAGTAATGGTTGTGCTTCTCCCTGCAACTCTATCTTGAGCTTAGATATATGCCTTGCTTTGGCTTCTATCGCTGATCTGACCAAAGCACTTTCATATATACTACCTACATGGTTATGAAATACTGGCTTGTAAGCTGTTAGTAATTTAAACTCATCTGCTCTAACTAACTTCTTATCTGTTTCTTCCTCTTTAGGGAAGAGCCAATCAAAAAGTCCCATATCAACTTCTCCTCTCATTAGTGAGCCTGCTACCTAGCTCACTCCACCATTTTTGTCTTACTGTCATTGCACACAAAGTTGATGCAACACCATCTATGTGTACAGTTGTAGCAAGTTTAACAATCTTGCATCTTTCTTTCTCAGCACTAAACTTTAGTGCAGTATCTAAAAAATGCAGCTTCATTAAATCATTATCTCCCAAGTGCATCTTGCCATCTTTCAGCCATGATGCAGTTTCTTGTATAACTCCACTTAAGTTAAAGCCCTGCACTACATCATCTGTGTGAAAGCCATACTCTTTAAGTTGCTGAGTTAAATAACTTGCATTGTAACGGTCATAACCAACCATCAATGGGTATATCCTATACTTCTCCACTAGCTCTCTGCACCAGTTAAAGCAGTCATTGTAGTCCACAACATTATCACCACTTAGTGCAAGTAGCCCTCTCTGTATGTAAATCTTGTAAGGCACATTATCTCTTACACTGGCTTCTTCAATCTTCTCACCTGGCAACCACATTTTACTGAAACAATACAACTCACCTTTTTTCTGTATAATCAGTGTTGCACTTGTAAGGTCTGTTGATCTGGATAAGTCAATGCCAAGTACAGCATAATGGTCTTTAAAATCTTCTAACCTCAAAGGCTTGCCCATTGCTCTTTGTATGTCTTGAGCTGGCAACCATGCTTGGCTTGAGTTTTGCCTAATATTGCAGTACTTGGTTAAGTACTCCACCTTCTTAGATAATGAGCCTTTGGCTATTGCTATTTCTTCTAACATATAATCAACTGAAACAGATACCCCCAAGTTAGGGTTTGCTTTTCTCAGTTCGTTTATGTCATCCCATTTATCTATGTTGTCAATCATATAGAGAAATGGTGCTAAGCGTTTTTCCCTGCTGTCACCATTGATAACAGCAGTACCTCTTTTAACCAGCTCATCAAAGATACCCTCAGCATAACCACTGGTGCTAATTGAAAGTATCAAACCTTGCCTTCTACCACCAAAGGCACTCTTAAGTACCTCATACTGCTTTAAACCGGCATCACCTGCCCATGATGATATTTCATCACAGCAGACAAAAGAAGGGTTTAAGCCATCACTCTTTTTAGCGTTGAAGGCTAAAGGCTTTGCAGTGGTGTTTGTGCTCTCCACATATAAATCTGTCCTTCTTTTCTTGGTGATCTGCTTTAGCTCATCTTCTTGGTTTATCATCTGCACTAGAGCATCAAAGCATAAGTTTGCCTGCTCCAGTTTAGGTGCTACAAAGTATATCCTTGCACCTGGCTCTCCATCCAGGTACATCATGTATGAAGCAATGGCACTGGCTAAAAGTGACTTACCATTTTTTCTAGCAACCACTATGATTGCTTCTCTAAACTGCCTTAAGCCCTTTTCATCTTGGATGCCAAAGATAACACTTAGTAGTGCTTTCTGCCACAATTCCAGCTTAAGTAACTGTGGTGCAAGTGCACCCTCATGATGATGGCAAAAGGTTTCTATATATGTGATAGCCTTTTGTGCTTTTTTAGGATTATAGTAAAAGGCTTTCTCTTCTAAGCCCTTAACTATATGCTCATACCATCTGTAAACCCACTGCCCTACTATTTCAGTGCCTTCTTTGATGGCTTGGTAGTATTCCAATATATAATTAGTCATCTATCATCTTGCCCAGTCTGCTTGCAGGCTGTTTTTTCACACCCAGCTTAGTTACAATATCCAACATTACTGCCATTGTCCTATTTGCACTGTCACTGTGCTTAGGCAGCTCTCTAACTAAAGGGTTTGCGTAAATATTAGCCACACCCTTCACATATTCCTTTGTAGCCAGTAAGTTGTCCTCTTCTTCAATAGCCTTTTTAATGTTTTCTATGACTTTCTGCTGTATTGCGTACTGGTTAGCACATGAAACAAATAAAGCATTATCATCTACACCATACTGCTTAGCAAGTCTTATCAGATCATCATAGGTATTAGCAACTTTTGCCATTTTTGTGTATCTCCTTTTTTGTCTAAAAAACTCATGCTATCTTTGGTCAGTTTTTCCTAAGTTGGCACGAAACGGTGTTACGAAATACCCCCTATTTCTGTTTTGCAGGGGGGTTATCTCTCAAAATAACTTCACCAGTTTTCTTGTCAATCACATATCTCTTTCTTGAAAACATCCTGCTCCTATCACTAGCATGCTCTGCTTCATGGCACTCTCTGCATAATAGCTCAAGGTTGTCATCATTTAATGTAATAGCACTGTTGTTTATGTTGTCAGCTGTTAAGCGTACCTTGTGATGCACTTGTGTGCCTTCCTTTACTATGCCTTTAGCCAGGCATCTCTCACATAAATATCTCTTTTTCTTGGCATAGCTTTCTCTGCATCTATGCCATGCTATGCTGTTATAAAACTGCCTAATGTTTGTGTACATAAAACAAAAAAAGCCAATTACTTGGCTTTTTCTCCTACTATCATAATACCACTTTAGATGTGTACTTTTACTGTCCTATTATCTTATCCAGCTCAACTATAGCCAGATCACACAGCCTAAAGATATATCTGCTTGAGTAGTGCATTTCATCTGCTATAACATCCCACTTTTGCCGGTTAAAGTATCTTCTATCCAGTACCTCTAT